GAGAAAGCGAAGGTTACAAGTTTGAACCAAATTTTAAAACAGCCAAAATAAGTCAAGACGAAATAGATTGTTTTACTCTTGCTTTACAGGCTAAAAATTACCAAAAACATGAAAAGAAATAACGAATTAATCGACGGAATTGAAATCAGCACTTGGAAGGAAATTGAAATGATTGCTAAAACTTATCCGAAACCGATTAGATATTCAGACGGTTTAAATAGCAAAATTGCATTATTAAAGTTTTATCTTGAACCTTTGCTTCCAGACTTAAACCCGCCAATGATGGCAATGGACAAAGGTCGAATGCTTACAATAGCTTACCGTTTGTATAAAAGCACGGACGGGGACACCGTCACAAATTTATCTTTGAAAATTATAAATCAAATTATAAACTAAGAAATTGATTACGTTTGTTTTATGTTATTTAGTTTAGGAGTGGTGAATTAGAGGGTTGGCAGTTGCGTCAACCCTTTCCATTTTAAAAGGTAACCCCTTGCGTCTTTGCGTAATCAACCACCGCACGGGCGTGACAAAGCGCCAATGTATTCTGAAATACTGGGTCAAACATCATTAACGCGTCTTTATAATTGGTAAAGAAACCGTTTTCCGACAACACGGCTGGCATACTTGTTTGGCTAAGTACAAAGAAATTAGCCTCCTTGTCTGGGTCATTGTCAATCGTGTCCATTCTATAAACCCACTTTGGAAAAGCCTCTTTGACCTCATCAAAAAGGAAGGTGGCGTAAATATCAGCCTTTGTTTGTCCGATTGATGTGAACACTTCAAAGCCCCTTGCCGTTGGTGTTGCCGCGTTGCCGTGGATACTAAGGAACAACGAAGCTTCATAATTCTGGGCGTTCATGTTTGCCTTTGCTACGCGCTTTGTTAGACTAACATCAATCACGGGGTCGTAAACATTGATAACCGACACTCCCCAGTCCTTTAAATACTGCTCAATCTTTGCCGCCACTTCACGGTTAAACACTCCTTCAAAAAACCAGCCGTAACCGTGGAACATTGAGTTGTTATGCTGGAAGCACTTTGATGGATAAGTCGTATAATTAAAAGGTAACTTTTTCTTTGCGTCAATGCCTCCATGTCCAGCGTCAAGGAAAACACAAAATTTATTTGCTTTCATATATTATATTTTTAAGGGCGACGCAAATCAATGCACCGCCCTGTAAACGCATAAGGTAGCGATTCTCTGCGCCTATAATTTAAAGCCTATTAATGCAAATGCTGCACTAATCAAACCTAACTTTGCAGGTAATTTTACTTCAATTTCTTTGCCAGCACATTCGCGGCTTGTTTCTTTAATTTTATCCCAAATGATTTGAGCAAGTTTAACATATTCTCGCCAGGTAAATTTGATTTTATTTCCATCGTCAGTAAGAAGTACATTTACCTCTTGCGCAAGTTCCGCAAAATTGAAAGCATAACAACTTACTGAACCTAAAGGACTGGAAATTGTGTCTGCATTTTTTAAGGCTTCTTTTAAATTAGTCTGCATATTATTTATTTTAACGATTAAAAAAACGTGTGATTAAAACGCCAAGATTTACGCCTGTGATACGTTTTATATTTTCTGAAATAGAATATAACTCCACGGTTGCAATTAAAAACGCTGCCATGTATGTAATGTTGAAAGGAAGGCTAAAAGTATTTCTTGCACCTTCAAAAATAAGGATAGCACAAAAATACACTACTATTTTTTCTATAGTCCTGTAAAGCCCACGACTATTTATCTTTTCCCCCTCTTTCTTTGCCGCAATGATTCCCGTTGCCATGTCAGCAAAAACCACAAATACACTAAATGTCAAAAATCCCTTAATAGGAATGAAGAAGGAAAATATCCATCCACAACAAATGGCATACGTTATCTTTTCCCATCCAAGGTGCAAAAGGTTGATTAAGGTTGTCTTCATTATTCAAGTTTTATAAATCTCACATCTCCATCCACCGTTGCAAATTTGCCCTCAGCGTACTTATACAAGTCGTATTTAATACCGTTAAAGGCAAAGGATATTTGATTGGTAAATGTAGATAAAAGTAGGTTGGTTGAAATAGTGTAAACCTTGCCATTGTCTGGGTTAAAAATTAAACGCTTGTTTACATTTAACTCAATCTTACCATCAATGATTTCACCGTTAAAATTTAATTTCCAGTCTCCAAGAAACTTTGCCGTGTCTCTTTGTGCCGTTGTAAAATACACAGGCTTACCACTAATTTGAACGTGCAAATCATTGTAGTAATTAATCCTTTGCACCGCTTTGCCCTTTGTGATAATAGGCTTTGCATGAATGGCTAATGTGTTGCTTTGCCTTTCAGCATCGGTAACAAGGCTTTGAATGGCAGTTGCAGAATCGCCCAATATTTGCTTTGAACCTGTGACAGTGCTATCAGACAAAGTCGTTTGCTGAATAATGTAATAAATGTTTCCTTGTTTTTGGATGTACACCGTGTCTTTGACAACGTCTTGGGCAAAGGAAAACAAGGGAAGGAATAAAAATAGGTATCTCATTTTATTTATTTTCGAGGTTAATAATTCTTTGTTCAAGGGCTTTGATGAGGGCTTGTTGCTCCTGTATGGCTTTGGTGAGTGTTGCAACAATGGCATTATAATCTACTTGCATATCTCCATCGCCCATTGAAGAAGCAGCGTTTGGGATAACGTCCATAACATCTTGTGCTATAAAGCCTAAATTTTTGTATTCGTTTAAATTTCTTGAAATATCATTCCAATTAAATTGTACTGGTTTTAATTTTAAAACATCTTGTAAGCCAAAATTTATTGTATCAATAGAGTTTTTTAAATTAAAATCAGAACCATTAAACAAATCTCCATCCGCATCTGTCCGTAAATCAGTTATACTTGTCAAACCTGCAAATCTTACGTTGCTTGTTGTGTGAAATTGAACGGCTGGAGTTGTAGTTCCAATTCCGACGTTACCTCCATTTAAATAAGAATTGCCATTTGTACGCATTACAACGTTATTTATGCCAAAAAGCGTTAATACTGCTTCGTCGCTTACTAAATCCCAACCAAATCTCGTTGAACCAGATGCATTGTAACCTCTAAAATATTCGGTATTATTGTTTGTTGTTTGTAGGCCTAAAACCGCCCCACCAATACCAAACGGGTCTAAACCTACACCAATTTTACTGGTTATATAAGCATTTCCAACAACGTGCAATTTTTGTGTTGGGGTATTTGTGGCAATTCCTAATCTATCGTTTGTATTATCAAAAAATAAATTTGAATTATCTTGAGTGTATGTTCCACTACTTCCAGCAAAAACAACTGAACCAGACGTAAAGGTTGAGGCATTCGTTCCCCCATTTGCCACAGGTAAAGTTCCCGTTACTCCAGGTGTTACGTTTGCACTACCATTAAATGAGGCAGTTGATGTTGATGCAAGGTTTGTTTGAAAAGTACGACTTGTTGTCAAAGTTGCTGCACTACCTGTTGTGTTTTGGTTTAAGGTTGGAACATCGGATGCTTGTATTATTCCAGTTCTGCCGCTACGGTAGTAATTTGTAAGCATCGAAGCCGTGTCAAATCTTGTTACAAGAAAATTGGTATCAGCAGCAAGTGTTCCCGATGTTGTTATTGTGCCACCTGTTAAGCCTGTGCCTCCTGTAATACTTGTAACCGTTCCAGCACCACCACCACCAGAGCCGCTTATCTCATTCCATTTTGGAGTTGCAGATGCTTTATAAAAGTATAGCTTTTTATTAACCGTATCAAGCACAAAATAAGCAGCCGTGTCGCTCTTTGCGGTCAATGTGGTATCGGCAGCCACGCCCCGCCAAATAAGCCCATCGGCAGTGGTCTGTTCTCCGAGCGTTATCTTTTGGTTACCATTGCTCGGGTACTGTGCCCATGCAAGGCAAGGCAAAAGGAAGAGGAAGAGGGAAAGGAGTTGTTTCATGTTTTTGTTTTTTAGTTATTAATTACCAGCCATCTTTACCCATTCAAATCCATTGCTTACCATTGTAGTCCATTTACCTCCACCCGATACAAGTATTACATTTGTATTTTGAAGCGTTGCTGGTGGTGTTGGATTTACAAGAGGTTGAACATTTGAACTTGCAGAATTAACCGCACCCGTGCCAGTATTTTTAATAGTAATCATTTTATTGTTATTTAAAGATGGAGAAGGCAACGTAATAGTAATAGTTGCATCACTTGTAATACCTAAATAGTAATTACTTATTCCAGATAAATTACCGATTGTTTGACTTGTATTATTATTTGCCGCAATTTGATTTCCACCTGAGTTTATTGCATCAATGCGACTTGATAACGAAGCCGTGTCGGTTTTATTTAATTTTAGGTCAATACGATTGGAAAGAGATGCCGTATCTGTTTTATTTAATTTTGCATCAATACGATTACTTAGACTAACCGTGTCAAGGTTAGTCATGACATTGTTGCCGTCTTCGGTTATTGCGCCTGTGACGGTTAAGGTTGAGGATATAGTTGTAGGTTTTAATAAACCAATATTTCCTGTAATCCTATCCATTGTTAAGCCTGTATTCGTAACATTTGAACCACCTAAATTATCTCTTGTTACTAATTCCATTCTATCAAGAATACCATTATATCTCAATATGCCACCAAATTCAACATCGGTAGAAGAGGGTGTTCCTGTTTCCGAAAACAAAATAGATGCAATTCCCGTACTGCCAGATTTTAATAAAATATTTTTAGCTACGTCAAAAGTAAGATTTGCTATTGGAACTACACCTATGCCAATATTACCGCTACTTTCTTGAATGACAGAATTTCCTAAAGTAGATGTGCCTGTAAATAAAGGTAAGTTATTTGTCGTTCCCGTTCCCGTGACTGGATTAGTCAAAGTATTTTGCTTTGTTGCAAATCTGGAAGTAAGATTAAGACTTAAAGTATCTGACTGTGTAAATAAAAATGTGGTATCAACCGCAACCGTGCCCGTCGTGGTAATTGTTCCACCCGTTAACCCTGTTCCCGCCGTTACGCCCGTCACCCCTTGCAAATCAGTAAACGTTGGCGCAAATGTACCGCCGTCGTATTGCGTCAAAGTCAATGTCTTTGTATCTGTTCCCGAAAATACTGCATTGTTTATTTTATCATTAAATGCAATGTTCCAATTAGCTGAATTATTTACAATAGATGTTGTCCATGTTGTACCCGTACTAACCGCAATCCCAGCCTCAGGGTAAACAGGGTCACCTTGAGCCGACCCAACCGAACCAATTCCGCTAACTGTTGCAACGGTGTAATTTGCGCCTACTTTAAACGAGGTTGAAACAATGGTAATTTTATTTGTATCGGTTAAATTATATTGGTCATTGTTCAATAACTGCCCATTTCTAAACACTAAAATATATGCCTTTAATTGAATAGGAAATTTAGGCGTTATTGTCCAAGTCAAAACGCTTGTTAAGGCTGGCGCATATTCTTGTTTTAAAATCTTAATCGTATCATTCCCAATAGCAACGTCAACAATCGAATCCCGTATTCGTGTAAATACAACCGCCGAATCAAGTAGCAAAGTTCCCGTCGTGGTTATTGTTCCACCGAGCAAGCCAAAGCCCGTTGCAACGCTTGATACCGTTCCCTTAGTGTTTATTCTTGAGGACAATGAAGCCGTGTCTGCTGCATTTAATTTTAATGCAAATCTGGAAGTAAGATTCAATGAAGAGGTATCGGCATCCCTAAAGTAAGGAAGAAGCATTGAAGCCGTATCTGAAATATTTACCTTATTATTTATTCTATTGGATAACGTAACCGTATCAGATAACTCCATCAATACGGTAAGGTCAGCCGACACCGTGCCAGTTGTTGTGATTGGATTTGGACTTACCGTTATTCCTGTTCCTCCAGAAATAGAGGTTAGTGAACCCGAACCACCACTACCCGAACCGCCGCCACCTTTTGGAAATATTACCGTATAATTTTCACCTAACTTAAAAGCAGTTGCACCAATGACAACTGATGCGTTTGTTGGTATGGTATATTGAGTTGGCAATAATATTTGACCATTACGGTAAACTTGCACCACGTTTACACCAGCTGGGACTAATGTGTCCGTTTGTGTCCATGTCAAAGTTGAGGATGTAACATTG